AATTTTTCTTCAATGTCTGCAATTTCATCATCAATCTTTTCGCTAAAGCCCAACAGACCAAAAGTCAAAAAGTCCAGGATACCAGCGCCAACGCGCTCTCCTCTCAGTTGGTTTAAACGAGCCTGGTTTTCTTCGAATTCCCTGAAATTCTTCAGCGTTTCCGCCAATTTCGTAGAACCTAAGTCCCATTTGTCCAAGGCTGTCAGGTCGTCTATCTTCTGAAGGCTTTCCAAAATCCCTTGTATCTGCTTGCTGATTTCGGAGATTGCCCAACTGGCAATGGAAGCCCCGATATTAGCTGTGAGCTGTTCCATGTTCTCAAACGGAGAGACTAACGCAAAAGAACCGTCCTCCATTTCTTCCACGGTGAACTTAAAATCATCCAAAATGCCGCCTATGAGAGAACCCAAAGCGCCAAACTGTTTTAGCTCCGAAGCGATGGAAGAAACGATGGTATTCATGAATTTCGCCTGAGCTTCAAGTTTTTCACGTTGTTTTTCGAGCTCTTCAGTTCGCTGCTTCTCCTGATCCAGAATTGCTTGATTCTCGCCTTTGTATTGTTCTAATTGCTGATTGATTACCCCCAGCATCTGGTTCTCAGTCCCGTAAGTCTTGATCACCTCTTCCTGTTTCCTCTCCAAAAGGGAAATCACAGAAGACAGCTGACTTTTATACCGGTCCATATCCCCGGTAGACTTGAAGTAATCCAGGAGCTTTTGTTCATCTGCAAGGTTTTTCTGGAAATCCTGCCAGAAGGTGTCTGTTTTGGGTTGGCTGTTCACACTTTCCAGCTGGCTTTCTAATCCGACAAGCGCTGCTTTGATTTGGTTAATTTGTTCAGTCGAAACAGTCCCAGAAAGAATGGCCGCTTCCAACCACTGTTTATACAAAGAAATGATCTCTTTCAGGGTGTTGGCATATAACTCACCTTCCCCATCCATTTCCCGGTAAAGTTCCAGGACCCGTTCTTCTTTTTGGATCTCAGATTCAATCGCTTCCACATTCTCTATCCTGTGGTTCTTGATAGCCTCCACGATCTCTTCAAGAAAAGGATATTGCGTCACCAATTCGTCAATGTTATCCGGCAAGGGAACCCGCATATCAAAACTTTCGATAATCCTTGAAATAGCCGCATAAGTCTCCTTCGCCTGTTCCAGTTCTTCAGGGGTCATGGCTTCTGCTGCCATCTCACCGTTTAGGGCCAGCGTGAGATATGCTGAGGCCAGTTGGTTAATCCGGCTTTCAAGCGTGTCAGTGCTTAAACCCGTCCGGTTAATAAATTCAATTTGTTTTTCTAAAGACTGAATATTTTTTCGAATACTTTCTGTGTTTTTCTGGATATTCTCTGAATACCCTATAGCCTGAACTTGCTGATCCAACATTTCAATGTTTTGAGAAAGAACTCCGATATCACTCATCATTTGAGTTCTCAACTGAGGATTGGCATCGAATAACCCTTCGCCTTCCCATTCCTGAAACAAAGATTGGTATTTTGATTTCAAGTTATTCAAATCAGACAAGAGCTCGTCTTCAGGAATATCAAAAATATTATCTTGTATCCGTTTCCATTCCGAATTGAGTTTAGCCACATCGATTTGAGCCATGGAAGTCGACAGTTTGTCTTCTATGCTTTTGATTTGCTCCTGAAGAGCTCCGGGATCAAGGGTTATTTTTGTCAGATCGAATGCGGTGGATTCCGTGGAGAGTTCTCCTAAAGCGTCAACGACATTTTTAGCCGTGTTGGCCGCTTGTTCCTGTGCCCCTTTCAAAGCTTCAAGGGCGTCAACCCGCTCTTCTGTTCCGTCTTGGGTATTCGCCAAGTCTTCGTTGGCTCGTTTGACATCCTGCATGCTTTGCAAATACGACCGATATTGTTGGATGACAACGCCTAACATTTCGTAGTTATAGGCCTTTTTGGGGTCGTAGTTTTCTGCAGAGGTTTTAAAACCCGCAGAAACTTGCCCTATAAGCGTGGCAAGTGTTCCCATGGCATCCGCACGTAACCCGAAGGATTCTTTTTCATCGGTGCCAACTTCAATGAACTTATCCCATTGTTCCTTCAAAGCCTCTAACTCTGAATTGAGGGTTTCTGCGTCCTGGCCTTCCAGGCCGTCTCTCATGCTTTTAATCAGCTGGGAAATGCTCGTGTTTTGTTTTTCGCCCGGAGCGCCATTGGGGGTAGCGCTAGCGATTTGGTTTAGTGAATCTAATGCCAAATCAAGGTGCTTAATGTATGTATCCACTTGTTTTTGGATTTCAGCTTCACTGAGCGTGAAATCGATCTCCGGGGCTTGCAAATCCAAGGAAGGCATTTTCTTTTCAACTTCTGTTTTCAGAAGCATCAATTCATTCATGATCTGATCTTCAGACAACCCGGAGATATTCAAAGAAGGTTGCTTGAAGCTGATCTCCATTTCCGTATCTTCAAAATCCGTAATAAGCCGGAACAAATCTTTGATGGTGTCGTCAAGTTCTGAACCGAATCCATCTAAAAACTCCTTGGACTTTTCCTCGAAGTCTTTCTTGAAAGTGCCGAAATATTTTTGGGTGTATTCGCTGACATAGTCGCCGGAGACTTCCTTCGGTTCAAAAGCTTCATCTGCTTCAGCGTTGTACAACATTTCCCGGATTTGGCTCATGGAATCTTTGATTTTTTTCTTGGCATCGTCAATCCGCTTGTTTAAATCTTCGCTTTTCAAATCCATGACAAAGGGTTGTTTGGAAAGCTCAATTAAGGATTTGTACAACTCGTTCAACTGATAATGCGATTCTTTCAAACTTTCAGGGTCTGTTAAGTCGGTGATTTCAATAGCGTTTGCCTGATCTGTAATATCTTCTAAAGACCCCAAGACCTCACCGGTTAACGCCTGGCCCAGTTCAAAGGCTGTTCGGTTTAAAGCTTCAAGAGATTCATCTGTCTTAGCGGTCAAATCCCCCATGGTCTCTTCTCCCAGGTTCGACCCTTCCATTTTGACATTGTAAATCGCTTTTCCGATCTGCTCAATCTGAGAGACAATGTTGGCATAAGCGTTGGCTCTCAATTCCAGATCAGACTCGTCATCTTTGGATAAAAACGTTATCTGTTTCGTGGCCTTTTGAATTGCCTGGTCTTGTTCGATGATGTTTTTCTCAACTTGTTTTTTCAACGCCTCGAGCCGTTTTTCTTCCGCTTCCTGGGTGGCATTCTCGACTAAGGCTAAAGCATCTTTTGTTGCCTCGGACGCAACAATCGTCATTTCATCCAGGATGGCTTTCAACTGTTGCTTGTAATTATCCGGCAAGAGTTTTAAAGCGGCTGCGCTGCTTTTATTCAATTTGGCGTTGTATTGAGCGACAACCTGCGCAATTTGTTCCTCTCGTTTAACCTGATCTTTTTCCATTTCGGTAATGGATTTGATTTGGGCTAGGAGCAATTGTTTTTCGAGTTTTGCCACTTCTTCGAATGTGGTGACAACGGAGATGGAGTCGAAAACGGTATTTGATACGGCTAATTCATAGCCGGGGTACAACGAATCCAATGCTTTTTGGAGTTCATCGAATTTCGCAATAGTGACATCAGCCTGGTCAAGGAAGTCTGCGAAAATGTCTTTTGTGTCGATGTTTTTGAAAAGTTCTACCCATCTTCCTTCGCTCCATGATGCATAAGAATCGTCATCAACAAGGAAGTATTTCCTGACCGCTTCCGCGAAATCCGGTGCGTTTTCGCCAAAATCCTCAACGAGACTTCGCATCTCTTTATTGATCTTTTCACGCAGAGCTACAGCTCCAGTCTCTCCACCGTTTTCGAAAGCCTTTTGTACCATCGTTTGGAATTCTCTCAACTTGGCGGATACAACCTTCAAATCGCCGACCCGTTCTCTCAAATCATTTTGCTCTTGCTCCTTCGCCTCATACTCCGAAATCGCCTTCTTAGCATCTTGAATAGCGACTAACCTTTCAGCCTGAGCCGCTCGAATCCGGCTCAATTCCAGTTGGTAAATCCTTGATAATTGCTCATATTGGATTTCATAACCGGAATTGGTTTGGGTGACGATGCTCCTCAAACTCTCGTGGGTCGATAGGATTCCGTCAATCTGGTCCTGAAGCAAAGACAACTCCGCGCCGCCTTCCTGATTTGCCGAGTTGTAGGCTTCAACGGCTGCCACCAAATCGTTAGCCCCGGACATGAGATCCTTGGTATGCTTGATCATGTTTCTCAAGTTTGTGTCCGTTTCTTCCGACTTTCTGACAACCTCTTCAAAGGACATTTCCCCAAGCGATTTAAGCGCTTCGTCCATGCGCTCAATCTCTTCGTTGGTGGTTTGGGTCTCCACGTTCAACAGGCTGATAATGGCAGAAACCCCGGCGATGGCATAACCCAACAAATTCAGTATCCCGGTCCAGCCACTCATCCCGGTAAAGACGCCTTTTAACACTTTCGCCAGGTTTGAAATCCCATTGATGATTTTAGTCGAGACAAGCAACCCCAAGCCGGCAGCAATCCCGCCAAAGTCCGCCCATTTCAATTGCAGGGCCCAGTCCACCATGTGCTCTTTGACGCCCAAGATGGCGCCTTTAAGCTTCAACATCTTTTCGTTGACATCCAAAGCCAAAACATCCATCTTGTTCCGGATGGCTTGCTCTTTTTCGTTGATCGTGTTTAACATATCTTCAAGCGCCTTGTTTGCCGTGCCGGTGGCCCCTTCTCCTTCTTCTGCCAGTTGTTCGACCTCTCGAATGATATCGGCAACTGAGCCCCCATATTCCTTTGAGGTCTGCACTATAGTCGAAGCGTTGGTCGCAATGTTTCTCAGATAGGTTTTCAAGTTGGTGTCCCGGTCTGCGAAAAGAGAAACGATATCAGAAAAATCGAGGGTGTCATCATCCAAAGTGGCGATGCTCTCTCTCAATTTTTCCACCGTGGCCCCCATTCTATCCGCTTCTCTTTCCAACGCCTCGTTGATCCATTCGTAGTTGAACCCGCTAGGTCTCTCGTCAGAGCGGGCTACCTCACGGATAATTTTTTCAACACTTTCTCCGGTTCCCTCCGCCATGTTATTGATAGCGTTGGCCACGTTGGGAAACTCCAAGCCTTGCCCGGCCGAATTCACCCGTTCGATGGCGAGATTGATTTTATCTACTTTTTCCTGAAACGTGGAATCTTGAGGCAGCTTGCCTAAAGCAACAACCAACCCGGTAAAATCCACGTCATCGCCTAAAGACTCGAAGTGTTTCCCCAGTTCGATAACGGCATCTTCTAACGGCCCGCTTTGTGCGTTGAGTTTGTCAATGATACTCATGAAGTTGAAGTTGTCCTCGTCGTCAATACCCCTAAGAATACGCTTCATGGTCGATACATCCCGATCAAAGTATCTCGCCGTTTCCTGAAGGGCTTCGTTGACCCATTGGAAGTCGGTATCGCCCGGATCTTTATCCAGGTTCTCTAATCCGTTCCGGATATTGGTCAGGGAAGTACCGGCAAACTCCTCCAACGTCTCAATAACGTCCCAGGTCTCCTGAAAATCCATTCCGTTTTCTGAGCCTAAAGCGGCTAATCGGTCAATGGCGTCCAGGATATTGTCCACCGGCTCATCGATGGCGTTTGAAAGGTTTGAGACGTTTTGTTGGACCTGGTTAAAATCCACTGTCACTTTCTTTTTGTCGAGTTTATCCAATTCTCCAATGATGGCGCTTATAGGGGTTGTGACCGCTTCGGCTTTCGTAATGGCGGCCTCCATGGCTTCGATAATGCTATTGAAATTAATGCTTTTGTCCTTTTGCAAACTCGTGAACGCTGTCACAATTTCTTCTTTTGCTGCCTGACCATTATTGGCCGCTTGTGCTAATTCATCATCGATTTTTTGAAGGGTCAAGCTGTCGATCCCCTCATCTATACCCAGTATGGCGTTAATAATTGTTCTGACAGGCAATCTTGTGGCGGCTGCCACTGCCCAGAGGGTGGCTGAAATCTTACCAAAAGACGTGCCGGCTTCTCCGGCTGCCGTTTCGATATTGTTGATCGATGTGACAAAGTCCGATGTGTCCAACCCGGAATCAGCCGCCAGGCCTTTCGAGTCGTTATAAAAATCTCGGAATGCTTCCCAAGCCTCTTCGCTTGCTTCGCCAACATCCCCGATCGAGTTTGCGGCAGGCTCACTTACGCCGGCCACGTTATCGAAAACGTTGACCTGCCAAGTCTCGGTCAGTTTGGTTTTCAGTTCAGCAAGTTTACCGTTCATGGCGTCAAGCAGCCCTTGGTATTCTTGCAGCGATTCTCCGCCTAAAAGAGCAGAAACCCCCTTTTGCGCTTCTCTGGAGCCAAACAACTCGGCAATAGAAGTAGCAGCGCCGCCCGTCTTCTCCTGAATGTCTCCCAGGACACCCACGAGACCCTTTGAAGCCAATGCAGCCACGCTAAAATCAATGCCCAGTTGGTCAGCAGCTTCAGCGGCTTTATCTGATGGCGCAACAATCTCCGAAAGCGCTGAGTTCAGGAAAGTAACCGCTCGGTTGGTTTCGATACCTTTTTTGGTGAGCATGGTGATACCGGATAAGATTTCATCCAAAGATACGCCTGCGTTACTTGCCGTACTCGCCACGTCTCCGATGGAACTGGCAATTTCGGTAAAGGTGGTTTTACCCTCTTTGATCGAGTAGAAAACCTTGTCAATAATCCCGCCCAAGTCACCCATGGAGTATCCCCAACCGTTCATGATGTTGGTTAACCCGTCAACGACCACTTTTAAATCAGCGCCACCACCGGTTGCTGCCTGCATGGCTTTTCCAAGAAAGTCGATAGAATCCCCGGTACTAATCCCCGCACTGATTGTCTGATAGAGCGCATCCGACATTTTAAGAATTGAATGAGACCCTTTGCTGGCATCGGCAGACAAAGCGATAAGGTTCTTTTCTAGCTTTTTAAACTCTACGTTGGTAAGCGTCGTGATCCCTTTCACCTGAGCCATCTTGGATTCGAAGGTGTTGCCTAACTCGTTAATATGAGAAATGACTTGTTTAAAGCCGAAGGCCAGCCCGATAGCCGCTGCTGCTTTGGTCGCTGTCTGAACCAAGCCTCCGAATTTCATCTCGGTTCTTTTAATCGCTGAGTCAAAGCCTTCCGTTTTGATTCCTAATGTATAAAACAATCTATCCAGTTCCATGCTGACACCTCACAATTTCGCCCCGCCAAAAAAAGAAAGCAGTTTATTTTCCTGCTCTTCAGGGGGCAAATCTTCTATATTAACCTTTTCGTTGTCTTTTTCGGTATTGTTGATTTCTCCCGCAGCCCGAGATAACAAAATAACCTGTTGCGGGGAAAGAGACCAGATTATGTATTCGATGGTCCATCCGGTTGATTGTGCGAAGGAGTAGATGAGTTTTGAGAATTGGAGAGGGTCCCTTCTACGTCCAGTCCCTGCGCTGCCTTGGTCATTAGTAACAAAAAATCGGTTAGATCACCCATCCTAATCACATCAACAAGCAATTTGATTAATTCCGGGAAGTCTGCATTCCATTTGATGTGTTCAGGAGTAACCGCAAGATCCTCTGAATGCAATGGCTTGTTATTAATCAACAAAGCGATGATATTACACGCGCTGTCTGTAATTTGGGCATGGTTATTCATCACAGCGGTGTATATGCCCTTCACCATATCGCCAACCATATCCGTTAATTGGGTGGTTTTTGGGTCGTATTGTTCCGGATGAAAGTCTAAAGCCTCTAAAATGATTTTCATCTCATCGCCTATCAGGGAAGCTACTCCGATACACGGGGATTTCACAGGGTATTGCTTATCGCCTATTTTGATCTGTTTGGGCATATTGCTGATTGCTTTCAATTCGGTCATTTTTATCGCCTCACAATAGTAAAAAGCGAGGAGCCGTTAAGCCCCTCGCTTAAATTTATTCATCTATTTTCAATACCGCGGTAGAGTAATCGCCTTTAGCCGGAGCCAAAACCGTTCCCTCGAGAGGCAACACCGTTGGATTTTCTTTATCGAAAGCCACTTCGGCATTTCCCTTAATCTTGATTCTTGGGATAATGATCTGATACTTCGTCCCGTTAATCTCCTGGGTGGTAATACGCATCGCTCTTTCAAGTCCCTGGGGTAGGTTGGGGATCTTCATCAAATCGGTATCCTCATCATCCACTACCCCGCCAAAAGCAAGCGCCAAGTTCGCAGGCGAGGCCTCGAGAAGGTTCAAGGAAACCGTTTTGTTCGCCTTTTTCACGGCAATGTATTCAGGGTCAGCACTCTGATCCGAATCGATTTCCATTTCTTCGATTTCCTGTCTCAGGTTTCCCCCGCCTCTGGTTTTTCCCAGGTCTACCGCAGAACTCCAAGCGGAATTTTCTGCCAGTTCAGCAACTCCGTCCGAGTCGCTATAATCCAAAATTTCAGCTTTTGCAATGTTAAACATCAGTGTTCCTGCCATTTTATTTCACCTCTTTTAAAATATGTTTTATTTGATTATTCAATCGCCTTGACTCTATAAGTCAGCAAATACAACGATTCCTGAGGCGCATCAGGGTCACTTAACGGCCCTGTGACGCCAAATTCTTCAACGGCAAACAAATCGCCTTTTGAGATAACAATGTTTGCTTCCAAGGCTTCGCTCACCAGGTCTTTGATCGCGTTACAACGCTTATGATCCGGCAACAAGTCGTCCAATTTTGGCACATAAATCAAGATCCACAGCATGCCCCTCTGAAACACGTCCTTCTGGTTGTCCTTTAATTGGATAACAATCCTCTCACCGGTCCCTGCGCTTTCGTGTTTAAAAACGGGGATATCCAACGTATTTAGCGTTGCATAAACACCCGAAACGATTTCATCATGAATCATCCTCTCACCTTCTTCAAAGCCTCTTCAAGGATGCGGCCGGTTTCAGAGCCTTTCAGACTTCCGGACAACACAATCTTCCCTCGAGCTTCAACGAAGATCCCGTATTCCATCCCGGCAAATACAATCAAGGAATACCCTTTCTCCGGAACATCCCTTTCCCAAACAGTCTGAGACATAACCGTCTTCGAATATGCTTCAGGGTGCCCGCCGTCGTCAAGAATGAAATCCAACAGTTGGCCGTCCTTGTAAATGCTATAGCCAATGCTGTTACGAAGGTTTCCGGTTTGGTCATCAAAGCTTCCGTTTTGCCTGGCCCAGTTCACCGCTTCTTGGCCAACTCGGTGAAGGGTTTCGATGATAGCTGCCTCTCCATTCATGAGATAATTCGCCAAGGCTGCGGCCAGTTGTTGAGGCGTTCTATTCCATCCCATGCAAAAGCACCTCCTTGTGCCTTCGGAAACGGTCAATCCCTGAAACGATATATTGATCACCGTTGATTTCGACTGTGTCTTTTACCTGGACATCCGCCCTAAGCTTGTCAAACCAAATCAGCCAATTATGAACCAGGACGCCGCTTTCATCAACCTCAACGCTAGTAGACATTTGGTGGCGTTTCATCGGTTGGATATCCCTTTCATCCACCTCGTAATCAATCGAAGAAGACGGTACGGTCTCAACATAATCACCGTTGGCGTCCTTTTCTCTTTGAGCGGGTTTAATCACGGTGATTATCATGAAGAAACCACCGTGTGCCTTAACCGTAATGAATCAACCAAAAGTCTGATTGTTTCCGGAGAAATATCCTCCTGAAGCTGCCCTTCTTTGTAGGAGTTCCATTTTGTAGGATTCTCCAAAACCGATTCAAGGAAATCCGCTTTCAGAAGCATCAGCTCATCTTCATTGGTATAATCGTCTGCGGCATTAAACCCTTTCAATTCCAAAAAGTCCGAATACTCTTCATCGGTGCAGATGTTATTCCCCTTGTCCAGGAGCGTTGTTTTTAGCGCCGTCAACATGGTCATGGTTACCGCCTCCGGTTTTTAGCTTCGTTGATTCCGAAACGACTTTTGAACGTTCGAGGATCTTGAAATCCTTATCCGACACCTCATAACTTTTACCGGGAACAAACTCGGTGATCCCGCTTTTGTTCCCGTGAGAAACATATGTGTTTACTCTAATTCTATACATGGGATCACCTCACTTTAAGCCGTATGAACGGTTAAAATGTAAATATTGTCAATTGCTTCGAAACTGGGCAACGTCACCTGTGACACGATGGTCTTGACATTGGTCGGTACAGACATAACCCTTTCAGTTGTCACAGCCACGCCGGTATCCACAACAGAAACATCCAGGTTGTTCGTTGTCTTGCCTAACAAGTCCGCCTCTTCAGGAGTGGTACCGAAGTAAGTGTTTCCAAGGTTTCCTTCAGGCAATAAAGTGAAGACATCGTCCGGGAAATACTTGGTGCTTGAACTGCCGTCGTTGTACATCTTGTTGTAAGTAGCGATCTTGAAACCGTCCAACATGTCGCTGATATATTCCCTGACCGTCGATTCTTTCACGTACTCTTTTTTCATGTTCAAGTCTGTCTTAATCTTTTCGTTCTTCAAAAGATAACTGAACGTCTTGGAAGTACACACAGCCCTGGTTGGCTTGACGCCCGTTTCGCCTTCCACAAGCTCCTGCGCCTCTCTGATATCCTTGATGGGGTCGGAGTCGTCCAAATCAGACCACTTGTTGGTACCAGTCAACGTTTTCTTCCTGTTATCAGGAAGCTGATAATCATAATCCAGCTTTTCATTGTTGGCTGTGATCAGGACCGTTCCGGAGCCGAGTAGTTGCATTCTCATTCTTTCTCTGGCTACCTGCGCACTCTTCAGGAGCGTACCAGCATCATCAAATATGTGCTGTACATACATATCGATTAGATTCTGATTACCGGAAGCCATGAGTTTGATCAATTCCTGTCTGTCTTTTTCCTTGATCAGGAACCCTTCTCTGAAGAAAGGCATCTCAGTGGAAATCTTCCCAAATCCGATTCTGTCTCTGAAAGGGACATCCGCATCAAAAGAACTGGGCTTGAGCATAACCGGTAACCCGGAATACCCTTTTATCCAGGAGAGGTCCAAACCCGCCTGTTTCTTTGCCGGGAACAGGGCATCTCCAAGGAACTCAAGCTTTTCACTGCCCTTTTCCGTCCAATAGGTTGCAATTTCTTTTGCAGTAATGACATCAAATATATTCATGCATTTTCACCTCTTTAGTTGATAAATGTCAGTTGTTTCAATACGGCCTTGGCTTCATCCACGGGATCTTCCGGGAGGTTGGCCAAGTTGATAAACCCGTGAATCACCATGGTGCCAATCGTGGGTCCGTGTGTTACATCTACATCCCAAAGCAAAATCCCTTCAGCGTCAGAGGCGTTACCGTCTGTTCCTTCTGAAAGGGCGGCTGCGGTTTTTGCTTCAACAACGCCTTCCCCGGTGCCTTGCGCTTCGGCTGTGACGAGTGTCTTTGCTACCAGATGAGCGTTCACCGCTTCTGCCACTTCAGTAGCGGTACTGGTAATGGCACCGGCTCCATCTGTAGCCAAAGAAACCGTCACCGTATCGCCGGACACTGATACAGCCAGAGCCTCATCGTTTGCGGATGGATCGACATAAGCGACTTTCACGCTGTTCCCGGCTGTTCCTGCTTTTTTGGCCGTGAAAAGAACATCCGAATTTTCGTTGGTGCATTCCACCGTCAGAGTTGCCGCTACGGAGGCTGTGTTTTTAGCTTCAACCAAGATGTTTTCAGCGCCAAGGGCCGGCTCTGTTTTTCCGCCCACAATAGTTCCTGCGGGGACTAGTTTCTTCCCATCATCATTCGCTGAAATGCCACTATCGTCTACAAGGACTCCATGGGATACCTTGTGATCAAACTTCAGGATTTCAACGCTGTTGCTATACGTTTCTACAGTAAATTTCGACATTTTTTATCACCTCATTTGATTATTTGAAGAATTGGTTAACCGCTTCTTCATTTGTTTTTGTGGCCATACCAGCCAGTCTTTTCCCCAAGCTTTCAGGTTGAGAACCCCCCGCTTTTCTTCCGCCGGGTAAAACCGTTCCACCGCCTTGGGCTGCGTCAAGAGCCGCTTTTCTCTCGGCCTGTATCAGCCTTTCCAGGTTAATGATCTGTAATTCGGCTTCTTCGTCAGTTTGCGCTTGAATGAATTTGTTGTATTCCGGGTTCAGTTTCTTTTCTGCCAGCATAGAAACGATCTTTTGATTAACACGTGTTTGTTCCATTTCCTTTCTTGCGGCTTCAATCTCCTGTTCCTTCAGGCTCAACAGCTCTTCAAACTTCTTTTCGCTTTTCAGTTTTTCCTCTGTCTGCTGCTTCTTCAAATTTTCCTCACGTGTTTTCAGCGCTTGCCTCACAGCGGAATCCACTTTAGATTGAAATTCCTGTGTGGTGAGCGATATCACGTCGTCTTGTTTCTTGTCTTGGTTTTGTTCTTCAGGCGCTCCCTTGTCAGTCTGCTTGGCGTCCCCTGTATTTTCGTCAGTTGGCGCCCCGTCATCCTGTTGGGTCGTGTCATCCCCCTCTGCAAAGAGTTGGATGTCAAACTTTAATTTAGATTCTTTCATTTTGTTCTCCTTTCAAGTGTCAGATTTCAATTAAAATTCATGTATTATTCAGATTTGATGTATAATTCTTTCCGGGGTTGGGAGGTATTGTTGAACAACTTCTTTTTGCTATGGAACTCGGATTCAGAAACCGAAGGTATTAAAATTACAAGTTCTGATGATGCTGAAAGACTTTTTTATTTTGTTGAGAATTCAACAAAAGATTACCCAACGAACCAAAAACTAAAATTTTAAACTAAAGAATCTCTCAACCCCTTTGAAACTTCCCGGCTAAAAGCGCTCCCGCTTCTTTTGTTATACTTTTCCGAAAAGGATATTTCACCAGCTTTTACCCCCTCAAATCCCGGGTACTCATCTTTTGTAAGATCGGTTTTCTCATAGTCCATGAGATCGTAAGTTATACACATCTCTTTCACATTTAGTTTTTTGTTTATAATCAGAAAATTTGATCCAGCTGCCGGGTAAAATACAACCATCCCAACATCCAGAATGCCATCGTTGGCTATTGCGTAGTGTTTATTTTCCATGTTTATTCTCCTTTCACACATAAAAAAAGAGGACCTTTTACAGTCCTCTGTGTGGTTTTGGTTTTATTGATTTTTAAACTTCTACTAACTCTTTTGTTTTTTCAAGCTCTTGTTTTTCAATAGTAGGCAAAATTCCTTTTCCTTTAAGGAAATTATACAGAAATACTCTCCCCTTTTGGGTCCAATATGTATGAGTTTTGATCTCCAACTCACCGTTTGAATGGTTGATATTCTGGGTTTTTGATTGTGTATAGCCTTTGTCTGCGTATTTCTGATATAAATGCCATTGGTTACCTAATTTGTATTGAATATCCATCTCATGTAGCATTTTATTCATTGCCATGGCACTCATGCCATAATCCTTCGCAATTTGTGTTACTGACAGGAGCCCTTTACATTGGAGGATCAGATCATAGTAGGTGGCTTTTGGTTTGAGTTCGGCAATTTCCTGATCTTTCTGTTCAATCTCTTGTTCACGCCTTTTAAGGGTTTCATCTGCGATTTTCAAAGCCCTTGCCATGATTTCATCCGGTGATTCTGCGGGATTGTCTATCATGTACCCGCCTTTTTTTCTAATTGATGGAAGGACTTCGGACGTTACCCATTTCTTGAATTTTTTGGCTTCTTTTTTTCTGCTTCTTAATATCAAGCTATACAATCCTGATTCGTTGATGATGTTTGTATTCTGATTTCCTGAGGGGGTCGGTATTACCGACCCCCTTCTTTCGTCTTCATCCAAACGATTCATAGCATCTCTTGAGTTTGAAATACCCAGTATGCTACAAACATCATTTGCCACAAACCAAGGCTCGTCTTCTTTCAAAAAAGCCCTTACGCTTCCAAATTCCTGATTATTAAAAACTTCCATTTTATTCATCATGTTATTCATACAGCCTCCCTCCCCGACTTTGCCTTTTCAGAAACTTTGGGAACTTTATCATCCTTCCCCAGCCAATCCTCAACCGAATCCATAACCGTCGTTAAATAACACATACACTGAGGATGCGCCGGGCCTCCGCCAAAAGGAACAGCGTCTTTGGGATAAACCCCAGGCCCAAGGCCAACATCTTCTGCTGCCAGCACGTCACAGATATCATATTCCGGATGACTGGCAGAAAGATTCCATTTGATTCCTTTGATGAAGTTCAACTGCTTTGCCATCTTGACATAACTTCCACGCCACGCCCTTTGGATCTCGGTCCTTGCAGCCCTGAAAGCATTAAACCTCATTTTCTTCTGCGTGTATTTTCTGATAGCGTCTTCAGCAGCACCCGGACTTAAAAGGGCCAGGTCTGCTTTCAAGTAATTAGGCAATCCCGGCTTGACCATGTCCTGTGTTTTCAAAAGCTGAGACGCCATCTTCTCTGCGCTCATTCCCTTCTGAAGATTCAATAACAACGTCTTCTTGATATCTTCCGCTGACTTGCTGGCATGCTTCCAAATGCGACTGGATAACTTGATCCCGTCGATAGCCGGTTTTGACCAGACCCAAGAGGTAGCTGCGTAATTGTTGATACTGGATTTAACCCACTGGTCTGAGATGAATTCAAACAATTGGATATCGTCCATCTTGATGAACTTGTATTTTTTGCCGTGGTAACGAAACTTTGCCGGGAGGGTATCGTATAATTCCTCTGTAAATGCCTGAAGAACAGCGCCATCGGCTTTCTTCAGCGTGGTTTTATAAAGGTTTTCAACCCCTTGGCCATACATCTTCGAATGCTTTTTCAGAGAATTTTTAAATTTTTTGGTCAGAATACCGTCGGAAAAATCGATTTCTTTTGTAGCCTTCGCCAGAGCGTTGAAATAATCCTTAAGCAGTTTGTTGTACTCTTTCTCGAACTGTTTGGTAAGACTGACATCAACCCGCTTCATTCGGATCAACCTCAGGGGTGCTTTCCCATTGCTGGTTCAAGGTTTCCTCTTCCTTCAGCGCTTTAACGATTGTTTCAGGCGGAATATCGATTTCCAGGACCTCAACAACTTTCTTCACCGCTGTATCCAAATCCAACAATCCCTTAACGTACAAATCGGATATCCGAGCCAGAACCTCATCCACTTTATCCGGTATGATCTTCTCGAAAGTGATCTCTCCGTCATACTGCTGACCCATCATCAACGTGGCCATGTTTAACGTTTTTTCCAGCCCTGCTTTAAAGTTATTCCTGTATTTTTCGATAACGGTTTCAAGGCCTGTTAGCTTCAAGGCAATTGCGTACCCGGACATTCCCCCGCCACTGATTAGCTGCATGAGCATGAGTTCCGGGTAATCTTCCTTGATTTGGTTTTTCAATTCATCCCGTTCGTTCCGCATCTGGGCCAGCACATTACCTTGCATTTCGAGGAATTGCAGTACCGCCCTTTCCGAAGGTGAGTACAAGACATCTAATTCCGTGGAATCGGTCTGATCTCTTTCGGTTTGCTTTTCCGCTATGCCTTGTGTGTCAAGCCTTACATTTCCAAACACTTTAGGATTAGCGTGTAATTTCCCAATCCTCCTGATGAAAGAATAATATTCGTTGACTTGGTCAAGGGGATCCGGCAGACCTTCTATTCTTGAAATGGGTTCGTCGTCGGATTCGCTTCCGGTAAACTCCACCAGCGGGATAAAATCCCAGCCGGTTTTTCTTGGGGGTTGCTTTTCCCCGTCGATCTCGATGATTTCTTCAAATTCAGAGGTGTATTCTTTGGAGATCTTAATCCCGTTTCTTTCAACCTCTATTTTGGCGTACGTGATATTACCCGATGCGTCGTATTCAATCTCCTTCATCTCTTCGACTGACACGGGAGAAAGAAACACCTTGGTTTCTTTGCCGCCTTCAACAAGCTCTACATCGTTTCTGACTACATCGAACCAAGCGATCCCGTCAAGAAGTAACAACAAGACCATTTGCTGTCGAATAAACTCCCAGTCGTTGCCTTTAACAATTGTTTTAGCGTTGTTCCCGTTGATTTTGAGGCCTTTCAGGATAAGCGAGCTATCCATTCCTACAACAGTGGGAGCTGGGTTGTACACTTGCCTGACAACGCCTTCTATTTTCCTGAGACCAATATATTCTGTTTTATACCCCTGGTTCTGAAACAGGAGCCATAATTCTTTTTTTCTCTCCATATTACCACCTTAATTTTTGTACGTTTACCCCATCGCTGATAAACGTTTTGATGCAGTATCGCATTGCGTCCATACAATGGTCATTCTCTTTGATGGGTTTATCTTCCCCTCGTTCCTGCGCCTTGGGGTCCCAGCTGTAGACCTGAAATTCTTTGATGGTTTGTTGGCATCCCTTGTGGATCTTCAAACGTCCCAAGCTTAATTCGCTGGCTACGTTTCGGATGCCTTCTATGACCTCGTTTTTCGCTTGAACGACATAGAACCCCCTTGAAACAAGTTCGGTAATAAAACTCTTTGCTGAGGGGTCAACGGCAATGGGGACAACCCTTTTGTTCATATTCCCTTCTTGGTAATAGTCTTCAAG